GGTGGGAAAGTGAGCAGCAGATTAAGGTTGCTCCTGTGATTGCGCCGATCTGGGCATCAATAAGCCGGGAAGCATGGAATGTTGCAAAGTTTCCGTCAACTAATTGGTATTCAGATAATATAATATGTCATGACTTAAACGTGGCGGGTTATCAACATTTCGTCAGTAGGGCTTATGTGCATCATGCAGGGAGCCAGACGATAGGCGTTGATTTCAAGAAAAGCCATGAGGAACCGAGGGCGTGGATATTAGCGAACCGCCCAGATATGTACGAGGCTATCTATGGCTGATATGACGGAAACTCTCAGGAAACTCGGTCTAGCGGCTGCTAGGGGAGTTCCACAATTGGCTACAGGTTTCGTAGATTTGGCTGCTTTGCCATTTACGATGACCGGGATGATGAAGCCAGAGCAAGCAGTAGGCTCAACGGCTTACCTAACGTCAAAAGGTTTATTGCCACCAGAACAGAAAGGTTTGCTAGGGGAAACAACAGAACTGGTGACGAGTGCAATTAATCCGGCTTCGATGGCTAAAACTGGCTTGCTGGCTGCGCCAATGGCTTTAAGCATTGGGAAATCGGTTGCTCCTTCTATAGATATGACAGTTGATCGGATGAATCGATTTGTTTTCAAAGAAAATAAGAATCCAGATATTATACTGACAACATCTCGCGATGAGTTTGACCCAAAGTACATGAACGCTTATTTAGAGGTTTTGGATGAGCCTGAAAAAGTTGGTGGGAAAGGAACGGCAACAAGACTGTACTTGCAAGCATTGGACGTAGCTAAAAAGAACAACATGGGTTGGAAATCAGACATAGTTGCGAGTGATGCGACTAAAAAAATGTATCAAAGACTCACAAATATGGGGATTCCATTTCAAGAAGTAGATAACCAATTCATCTTGTCGCCAGAACAATTATCAAAGATAAATTTACAAAAATTACCAAAGAAGTAAGCATGACATCCAGAGGATAATGCAAAAATGGAAACAGAAATCACTAAAGATGAAGAAAATAAATATCCCGGCTTAACTAACGCAGGGAAGGGCAGACCAGCAGGAAGCCTTAACAAGTCCACTACAGTAGTGCGTAACGCTATTGCTACTCTGCTAGAGAAGAACGTGCCTTACATGGACAGATGGCTACAGAGGGTAGCTGAAGGCGATGAGGTGCTAGGGTTAAAGCCTGATCCGGCTAAGGCGCTAGACCTAATGCAGAAACTCTCTGAGTACCACATACCTAAGCTGGCAAGGACTGAGGTGACAGGTAAGGACGGGGAAGCTCAGGAGATGGTTATCAGATGGGGAGGAAAGAAATGAGCTACAAGCCAGTAAATTGCCCACAATGCAGTGCGTTCCTAGTGAACGGCAAGTGCCTGAACTGCGGATACGTTAAGTGACAGAGATCATAATCCCGTATGAACCTAGACCACAGCAGGAGCTAATCCATGATGCTATTGACAATCATCGTTTTACTGTCGTGGTTGCTCATCGAAGGCTTGGGAAGTCTGTTAGTGCCATCAACCACCTTATCAAAGCAGCCTTAGAGTGCGATAAGGAGGAGCCTCGGTATGCCTTTATCGCTCCTACCTATACCCAAGCTAAACGAATAATATGGGACTACCTTCTAAAGTTTACGAGACCGTTAAATGCTGTGGCAAACATATCTGAGCTACGGGTTGATTTTTATGGGCGGCGCATTAGCGTTTTTGGGAGTGACCGTTTTGATGGTCTGCGCGGTAACTACTATGACGGAGTGGTTATTGATGAATTTGGAGACCAGAACCCTAAAGTTTGGTCAGAGGTCATACGTCCAGCCTTGGCAGATCGTCTTGGCTGGTGTCTGTTCATTGGCACTCCTAAAGGGAATAACCATTTTAAGACTATAGCTGATTTTGCTAAAACGGAAAAAGGCTGGAAGTTTCTTGAGTTTAAGGCAAGCCAGACTGGGATTTTGCTACAGTCCGAACTAAAGGACGTATTCAAAGACCTTGGTGAAGAACTATACAACCAAGAATTTGAGTGCAATTTCAATGCCGCTGTTCAAGGGTCATATTATGGCAAAATTATTAACGACCTTGAAAGCAATAATCATATTACTGACTTTCCTCGTGACGATCTCTGCCGTAGCTTTACTGCATGGGATTTGGGCATGGGTGACTCTACAGCTATATGGGTTGCTCAAGTGGTTGGAAAAGAAATTAGACTCCTTGATTGCGTCGAAAATCATGGACAGGCGCTAGATTGGTACGTTAATTGGCTAAGAGACAACAAGTACGAGGGATTTACCCATATCCTGCCGCATGACGTTCAGGTCAGGGAGTTAGGCACAGGAAAGAGCCGTAAGGAAGTGCTAGAGGAAGCAGGGCTATCGATAACGATTGCGCCTAGATTGTCGGTGGCTGACGGGATACAGGCGGTTAGACGATTGCTGCCTAGATGCTGGTTCCATCCAAGGACTAAGCCGGGGTTGGATGCGCTGAGGAACTACCGCCGGGAGCATGACGAACGTAGGCAGATATTCTATGAGAAGCCGTTACATGACTGGTCTAGTCACATGAGTGATGCTTTCAGGTATCTGGCTATAGGTCTTGACGAAAATGACAGTTCATGGCAGACAACATTGCCAATTTCGACGAAATGGATTGTATAATCAGCAAAACCCGTTAAGGATTTGCTATGAAGATGGATGACGGTCAGATCAAGAGTATTATCGAAAATGAAATTGATAACTCTATTGGGTACATTGATACCGAGACTACAGACCAACGGGCTAAAGCCCTAGAGTATTACCTACGTTATCCCTATGGTAACGAGGTTGAAGGACGCAGCCAGATCGTCACTGGTGAGGTAGCTGAGGCTATCGATGGTGCGTTGCCACAACTTATCCGAGTCTTTACGACTACCGAGGATATTGTCTCTTTTGAGCCGCAGACTCCAGAAGATGAAGCGTCTGCTAAACAGGCTACGGACTATTGCAACTGGGTGTTCTACCGCGAGAATGACGGTCTAATCATCCTGCATAACTGGTTCAAAGACGCGCTGATGATGAAGGTCGGCGTAGTCAAGGCATACTGGGAAGCTAAAGAAGACGTTAACAAAGAGTCCTACAAGAACCTGACCGAAGATGAATTAGCCCTTCTGCTGTCTGACCCTGCTATCGAGGTGGTCAGCCAGAACGTCGAGTTTATCGATGGTGGCGTTGACCCGATGGGCTTTCCGATCCAGATTCCGATGTACTCGGTCAAGGTTAAGAAGGTCAAGAAATACGGCTGTGTCAAGATTGAGAACGTACCGCCAGAAGAATTCCTGATTAGCAAATCGGCAAGAACTATTGAAGATAGCCCGTTCGTGGCTCATCGTCGGTTGCTGACTCGCTCAGAGTTGGTAGCGATGGGGTTCGATAAGGACATCGTGGAAGGGTTGCCGACTTACGATGACTTGCAGTACACAGTCGAGCGAGTAGCCCGATTCTCTCAGGGTGAGCAGCCGGATGAGAATATCAGCCTTGACCCTACGATGCAGGTCTGCGAGGTGTACGAGTGCTATATCAAGATCGACGTTAATGGCGACGGTATCGCTGAGCTACGGAAGATTGTTTACGCTGGCAACGAAATCTTGGATGACGAGGAATGTGACTTAGTTCCGTTCCACAGCCTGTGTCCGATCCCGATCCCGCATAAGTTCTTTGGTCAGAGCTTGGCAGACCGGACGATGGACATCCAGCTAATTAAGTCCACCGTAACCCGTCAGATGCTAGATAACCTGTACCTAACGAACAATGCCCGTCTGGGTGTAGTCGATGGTCAGGTGAACTTGGATGACGCGCTAAACGCTACTCCGGGTGGGATTATCCGCATGAAATCTCAGGGTGCGATTATGCCTGTCGAGGTTCCTGCGGTAACGGCTCAGGCTTTCCCGATGCTTGAGTACATGGATGCGGTTCAGGCTAAGCGTACAGGTGTTAGCGACCAGCAACAGGGTCTTGATCCTGACGTACTCAATAACGTGAGTGCTACGGCTATTGCCGCAATGATGAAGTCTAACTCTGGCAAACTGGAGTTGATTGCTCGAATCTTTGCTGAGACAGGCGTTAAATCGCTGTTTAAGGGCATTTTGCACCTATTGGGCAAGTATCAGGATCAGGCAAAGATTGTCCGTATGCGTGGCAAATTTGTAACTTTTGATCCTCGTACATGGACGAATCAATACGATGTGGCGATTAACGTCGGCTTGGGTTCAGGTGACAGGGATCAGAAGCTAGCCATGCTCCAGATGATTCTAGGCAAGCAGGAGCAAGCCCTGACTCAGTTCGGTGCGTCTAACCCATTGGTATCGGTGGCTCAGTACCGCGATACCTTGGCTAGATTGATTGAATCGGCTGGTTTCAAGGATGCTAACGCTTTCCTTAACGAGATTACGCCAGAACAAAGTGCAGCATTGGCTCAGCCTAAAGAGCCACCACCGGATATGCAAGCGGAGGCTACTCGTCTATTGGCTCAGGTAGAACGTGAAAAGACCGAGGCTAAGGCTCAGATTGAGGCTGCAAAGCTCCAGCTAGAGAAGCAGTCGATGGAGGCTGAATATACTCGTAAGGGTATTGAAATCGCTATGAAAGCCGAGAAAGACGCTATGGATATGCGGATTCGTGAGGCAGAGCTAGCGGTCAAGCAATTGCAAGCGATTCTAGCGATGGACTTGGCTGACGAGGATAGCCGTAATAAACAGGCTGATATTGTCCTAAAGGCGATTAGAGAGCTAGGCAACCTAACGTCAAGGCAGATGTAATGGGATTGCTCGACGATCTGATTCAGCAGGGTATAGCGTCTTACGGTGCTAGGTTTGCAGAAAAAGCCTCTGAGCCTCTATCAATGAAGGGAAAGGGCTATTTTGGTTTATTGCCAGCGTCAGAAGGAATGAGTACCGAAATATCGGTGACTGATGAGGCAGGTAGAAGTTTTCCGTCATTAGTCCCAACACTAACGCAAGACGAAGTTAATTATTTATTAAAAGGCAATATGCCAACTGATGATATGTACCGTAAGGCTGAGATGTGGGCTAATTCAAGAGAGGCTCAAGGTATGTCTCCGTTTGCTTCACCAACTGAATTACGGATGCCAGTAGGATTATTGGGGTATTAATGGACAAATCTCAATGGGCTGAGAATCTGCTAAAGGACGAATGGTTCCAGCAGATGATGTCGGAACTAAAGACAGCAGAACTTAACAAGTTCGCAATGAGCCAGTATGATGACATCTCGACCAGAGAACAGGCATACATGACGCTTAGGACGCTAGAGATTGTCGAAACGTACCTTGAAGGACTAACGGCACAGAAGAAGATTGATGCTAAAAAACTAAAGATTTTGTAATCCGAGTCGGGCGGTTCCCGATATAATTTAGGAAATATATATGAGCGATACTGGAAGTATGACCCCGGAAGGGAATACACAGTTAGACGTAGGTAGTGCAGCCGACGCTATCATGGGTCTTATGGGCAGGGAAGAAGGCTCCGAACAGGAACAACCGGAAACCCAACTCGAAGCCAATGATAGCGAAGCCGAATCCGAGGAGTCTTATGACGAGCCGGAGGTAGAACAAGATGAAGGCGGTGAAGAAGCCGAGGAGCCTCCTAAATACAGGGTGAAAGCCGCTGGTGAGGAACGTGAGGTAACCCTTGACGAGCTTATCAAGTCTTATCAACTTGGCACAGACTATACGAAGAAATCGCAAGCCGTAGCTGAAGAACGTAAGGTAGTCGAGGCAGAACGACAGCGTATCGAGGAAGCCAAGTACTTACGAGACCAGTATGCGGAACGGTTGCAGATTATCGAGCAGATGCTCAATCAGCAGCCAGAAGGTGAAAACCTAGAAGCACTGAAGGAAAACGATCCAATCGGTTATGCCATCGCATATACGGATCAGCAGCGGAGAAAAGAGCAGTTAGCTCAAGTCCAAGCTGAACGACAGAGAATTGCAGAACAGCAACAGCAGGAACGTCAGGAGCAACTTGGTCAGGTAATACAGGCTGAGGCTCGTAAACTGGCAGAGGCATTACCTGAGTATGCTGATCCGCAAAAGGGTGAAGTAACTCGGCGAGAACTGAGGGAGTTTGGTCAGAAGCTAGGTTTTACAGAACAGGAATTAGCGGGAATCTATGATTCTCGTCAGGTTCTAACGTTATGGAAGGCAATGCAGTACGACAAATTACAGTCTGCAAAGCCGGGAATCACGAAGAAGGTAAACGAAGCTCCGAAGGTAATGAAATCGGGTGTTTCTCAGCCTCGTGATGGTAACGATGAACTGCGAAAGTTAAAAGCGAAGGCTAAGCAGACCGGAAGGGTTGCTGATGCCGCAAGAGCATTTGAACGTTTCTTATGAGGAATTAAATCATGGCAACATTTACAGCACACAGCGCGATTGGTCAGCGCGAAGATTTGACCGACATCATCTATGACATCTCGCCAACTGAGACACCATTCATGTCTTCTATTGGCAAGACTAAGGCTACTGCCGTTTATCACGAGTGGCAGACTGACTCGTTGGCTGCTGCTACTACGGCTAACGCTGCGATTGAAGGTGCTGATGCCACATCGGCAACTCTGGCTCCTACCGTTCGTCTTGGTAACTACACCCAGATCATCCAAAAGACCGTTCAGGTTTCGGGTACTCTGGACACAGTGAACAAGGCTGGTCGTAAGTCGGAAAAGGCTTATCAGTTGGCTAAAGCATCGGCTGAACTGAAGCGCGATCTGGAAACCATTCTGTTGGCTAACCAAGGTCGTTCGGCTGGTACATCGACTGTTGCTCGTAAGCTCGGCTCGATCCTGTCGTGGATCAAGACTAACTCGGACGTTGGTTCGGGTGGTGCTGACCCTGCGACTATCGGTGTTTCGACCCGTACTGACGGTACTCAGCGTACCTTTACTGAGGCTCTGCTGAAGACCGTTGTTTCCGAGGTGTTCGTATCGGGCGGTTCTCCGAAGATTCTGATGGTTGGTGCTGCTGGTAAGCAGAAGGTATCGTCGTTTGCTGGTATCGCTGCACAGCGTTACATGGCTCCGGGCAATACTCCGACCACCATTATCGGTGCGGCTGACGTTTATATGTCGGACTTTGGCACGATGTCGGTTGTTCCTAACCGCTTCATGCGTACCCGCGATGCTCTGGTACTTGATCCTGAGTACGCAGCACTTGCTTACCTGCGTCCATTCCAGACTAATGATCTGGCTAAGACCGGTGACAGCGAGAACACTCAGCTCTTGGCTGAAGTTACTCTGGAAGTCAAGAACGAGGCTGCTCATGGCGGAATTTTCGATCTAGATATGTCTCTGTAATAAGTAGCAAATAGCCCCTGCCTAACGGTGGGGGCTACCTACAAAAGGAATTTATGAGTACTCCGATACGGACTCAAACAGCATATGAAGACGGTGATGGCGGGATTGTCATCGAGACTAAGCAGGATGTAACAGAGATTATCGAAGCCAATAAGAAGCAACTGGACTACGATAAATCTCGGCAAGGGCACCTAAACGAACTGCATCACGTTGCTCGAATACCCTTTACGGTCATAGATGTACTGAACCAGAAAGGGATTATGAAGGGTTTTAACGTGGTGGATGAAGTCGGTTTTGCTAGGTGGCTGAACGATCCTGATAATGCTGTGTGGAAAACGTATCGAGGAACTATATGAGAGTTGGTGTTTGTGTCCCATGCCGGGATGAAGTGCATACTGGTTTTGCTTTTGACTTTGCTCGGATGACAGCGCATGATGCGTCAGTACGTTGCAAAGATGGTAAAGGCGGTTTAAGTTTATACACAATGCCGGGAACGCTGATATTTGACCAGCGTGAGAAGTTGGCAGAAGTGGCATTAGGTGAAGGATGTGACGCGCTATTGTTTATTGATAGCGATATGCGATTCCCGCATGACATCATTAGCATAATGTTAAGTAGGGAAGTGCCGATTGTTGGGGTAAATGCAACGACTAGAAGGAAGCCTGTAACGCCTACAGCCAAGATACTGACTAGGTATATGGACGGTGATACAGAGGTTCGTAAGTGGTCGAACATTGACTCTCGCGGCAAGGAAGGCATTGAGGAAGTTACAGCGGTTGGGTTTGGTGCTGTGATGATCCGTAGGGAAGTGTTCGAGAAGACTGGAAGACCTTGGTTTGATGCTGGATGGGGTTCTAACGGTATATGTGGTGAGGATGTGTTCTTCTGCGTCAAGGCTGGTTCTGAGGGCTTCCAGACGTATGTAGATCACGAGTTATCGATGCACATCCGGCATATCGGCACTTACGAATACGGTTGGAAAGATTTTGAGCAGCTAGAGGAATAACATGGCATTTACGACCTATAGCGAGTTAAAAACAACGATAGCTAACTATCTGGCTCGTAGTGATTTGACTTCAGTTATTCCAGACTTTATCCGTCTGGCTGAGACTAGGTTGCAGAGAGACCTGAGAATCCGTCAGATGTTGGTGGTAGCTACAGCGACAACAACGGGTGGTGATTCAACACTTGGATTGCCTACCGATTTCTTAGAGATGAGGGATATTCATCTCAACACGACTCCGATTACTACGCTACGTTACAAGGCTCCTAACTCGTTTTATCAGGAGTCTAGGGTAACGGATGGCGGCAAGCCTCTTGATTACACTATTCTCGGTGCGGAGATGCAGTTAGCTCCGGTTCCAGATTCGTCTTATACGGCTCAGATGCTGTATTACGCAAAGCCTCCTGTATTATCAGATACGACAGCTAGTAACGTATTCTTGGCTTATGTGCCTGATGCGTTGCTATATGCGTCTCTAGCAGAGGCAGAGCCGTATTTGATGAATGATGCAAGGGTGCAGACTTGGGCTTCCTTGTATTCTAGGGCGATTGATTCTATCTCTACGTCCGACCAAGCAAGTGAGTATAGTGGTCAACCTATGTCTATGTCTTATAACGTGAGGTAAATCATGGCTGAGATGTCAAATTATCTGGAGAACGCGCTAATCAACGCTACTCTCCGCAATACAAGCTACACAAGCCCTGCTGCGGTTTATGTGGCTCTATACACTGATGATCCGGGTGAAGGAAACACTGGTACTGAGGTATCTGGTGGTTCTTATGCTCGTACAGCGGTAACGTTTGGTGCGCCTAGTAACGGTGTATCTACGAACAGCGCGTCAGTTACATTCCCGACTGCTACTGGCACATGGGGTACTGTGACTCATGTGGGCATTATGGATGCGTCAACTAGCGGCAACCTGCTGTATTACACAGCCCTAGATGCGTCTAAGTCGATTGCTTCTGGTGATGTGTTCACGATCTCGACTGGTAATCTTTCCGTAACTCTGGAGTAATCTATGGCACTCGTAATTGCTGACCGAGTTCGGGAAACGTCCACCACGACCGGCACAGGCACATTAACACTGGACGGTGCAGTAACGGGCTTTCGTACTTTCGGATCGGCAATTGGCGATGGTAATACTTGCTATTACACGATTACTCTCGGTGCGGATTGGGAAGTTGGTCTCGGTACTGTTGGAACGGGTACGTTAGCTCGTACTACGGTACTGAAATCATCTAACAGCAATAGTGCTGTTAATTTCGGTGCTGGCACTAAGGATGTCTTTGTAACGTATTCTGCTGATGTTGCTGTTATAACGAGTGCTGCACAGACATTTACGGCTGCTCAGACGTTTAGGGCGGCTAATGCTATTCGTTCTGAGGTCGCTTCTACTCAAGATGCGGTTGTAATTGCCGGTAGGGCTGGCGGTACGTCTTCCTATGCTTCAACGATTACGCCAACGACGTTATCTGCGAATAGAACGGTTACTGTTCCTGACGAAACCTTCACTATTGGCTATCGGAATATTCCTGCTGTTGGCACTAAGACAGGTTCTTATACGTTAGCCGTTGGTGATGTCGGTAAGTACGTTCAACTTGGCTCAGGTGGCTCGATTACGATTCCTGATGCGACATTTGCTGAGGGTGACGTAATTTCTATTTTTAACAATACGACAGGCAATATAACGATTACCTGCACCATTACGACAGCATACATAGCTGGTACAGACTCCGATAAAGCTAGCGTTACATTGGCTACTCGAGGCGTTGCAACAATCCTATTCATTAGCGGAACAGTCTGCGTCATCTCAGGGAACGTGACATGAGTGGAATTATGGCAATGCTGTTGGGTCGCGCTTTAGCTGGTGGCGGCGGCTTAACCATCATTGAAACCTTCACATCCAGCGGGTCGTGGACTTGTCCAGATGGTGTCACGCAGGTTGACTATCTTGTGGTGGCAGGTGGAGGTGGCGGTGGCACTAATCATGGCGGTGGGGCGGGGGCTGGTGGCTTTAGAACTGGAACTGGTCTATCGGTAACTGCTGGAACAACGTACACAGTAACTGTTGGTGCAGGTGGATCAGCATCTGCATCTTCTCCCTATGGATTAAATGGATCAAATTCTGTCTTTAGCACCATCACTTCAGCAGGTGGTGGCGCTGGCGCAAATAATGTGGCAACAGGTGAGGAACCGGGTAGTAATGGTGGTTCTGGCGGGGGTACTAGATTTTCTTCTGGAGCTGGTCTTGGAAATACGCCATCTACTTCGCCATCTCAAGGTAATAATGGCGGCACAGGCAATGGCCCTGCTGCTGGCGGTGGTGGTGGAGCAGGTGCTGTTGGTGGTAACGGAATTTCTTCACCCTCCACCGGAGGTAATGGTGGAAACGGTACTGCATCCTCTATTTCTGGTTCATCTGTAACTTACGCTGGTGGTGGTGGCGGTGGTAATGGCAACCCATATCCAGGTGGCGCAGGTGGCACAGGTGGTGGCGGGGCTGGTAGCGGAACTGCCGCAGGTACTGCCGGAACCGCAAATAGTGGCGGCGGCGGTGGTGGTGGAGGGTCTGGCAGTAAAAGTGGTGGCACTGGCGGCTCTGGCGTAGTTATTCTTAAATACACCGTTGCATCACAAACAGTATTCACTTTCAAATCTACTAGAAACTGGACTTGCCCAACAGGTGTGACTAGCGTTGATTACTTGGTAGTTGCTGGTGGTGGTGGTGGTGGTGCCTATATTGGTGGTGGCGGTGGAGCAGGTGGATTTAGAACAGGCACTGGTTTGTCTGTCACTGCTGGCACAACATACACTGTAACAGTTGGTGCCGGAGGAGCTGGAGGTATAAGTCCGGGGAATGCAAGCGCTGGAGCCAACTCTGTGTTCTCAAGCATTACGTCTAATGGTGGAGGGCGTGGAGCAATTACTTATGGACTAGCTGGTGGTAATGGTGGCTCTGGTGGTGGTGGATCAAACAATACAAGCTCTCCTGCTGGAGTTGGTGGTTCTGGCAATACACCTTCAACTTCACCATCTCAAGGAAGTAATGGCGGTAGCGGTTCAATCACTACAAATTATGGTAGTGGTGGCGGTGGCGGCGCGAGTGCTGTCGGTGAAAGCGCGTCTGGCGCAGGACCGGGAGGTAATGGAGGAGCTGGAACAGCGTCAAGCATTTCTGGCAGTAGTGTTACTTATGCTGGCGGTGGGGCAGGTGCTTCATTCAATAGTCAAGGCGGCTCTGGTGGATCGGGTGGTGGTGGTAGAGGAGCAACCGGATCTGGAACCACTCCAGTAAGAACTCCAGAAAACGGAACTGCTAATACGGGCGGCGGTGGTGGTGGTGGCGCTGTTGGTGATCGACCATCTGGCGATGGCGTTGGCGGCGCAGGCGGCTCTGGCATCGTAATTATTAAACTTAACGCATAACTATGAAAAAAATCTACCGCTTTTACGGCATCGACGTTGCAATGCAAATGCTTCGTCCGGGTGCTAAATGGGAGATCAGTAACAACGTCTTTACCCGTTGGGATGATCCTAGGCCTTGCCCAAGTATGGAAGAAGTGTATTGGGTGATGGAAAAGATTAAAGAGTTTGAGGAAAGCATACCGACAATCTGGCTACCTGAACAGCTAGAGCAGCAGAAGCAAGAGGAAGAAGAACTAGAAAAGGCACTCGCATGAATATGCACAACTTGTTTCCTACGCCAATCGGTATGTTCGACTTAGATCGAGAATTTACCGATGAGGAACTGTTGTTTGTTCGCAGTCAGGAAACTAGAGCAAATGAAGGCAATACCACCAGCGTAGATAACTTTGTACTGCGTGATCCGATTATGACTTCTTTGCGGGATTGGGTAGAGGGTTGCGTTGCTGAATACTTTAAGGCTACTAGCGATCCAAAGCACGACGTTGATTTACGGATAACTCAAAGCTGGTTTAACTATTCAGAGCAAGGGCAGTGGCATCACAAACACGCTCACCCAAACAGTTTTGTGTCTGGTGTCTTTTACCTAAACACTAATCCTGACGATAAGATTTATTTCTATCGTTCAGGCTGGCAACAAATAAAGTTTCCACCTGA